GTGCCCGGGCGATATCACTGCCCCCACTGCCGCCGCCCCAGAGGTGAGGGCCTGCGCTACTACCGTGCCTGAGGTCGATGCCGCCGAGTTCGAGCGCCGCCTTGAGACGATGGATGCGGGCGAGCTGATCTACCTGCGATGGAAGCGGATCTGGACCGCCAAGGCGCGGCTCAAGCAGATCCCCCCAGAGGACAAGCCGTGGGACATCTACGGGCTGCGGGCGGGCCGAGGGTTCGGCAAGACCGAGGCCGGGTCCAACTGGATCGGGCTTGAGGCGGCAGCGGATGCCAAGAGCTACAACCATGTGATCGCCCCGACCTTCGATGACGTCAAGGAGACGTGCTTTGAGGGACCGACGGGGCTGGTGAACTGCATCCCTCAGGAGCTGGTGGCGAGCCGGGACAAGGGGCTGCCTTCGATCACGCTGTGGAATGGCGCGTTCATCCGTGGCTTCTCGGCCGATTCCCCTGAGCGCTTGCGAGGGCCCCAGTGCGGACGCGGGTGGTTGGATGAGATCGCGAGCTGGCGCAACCCGCAGAAGGTGTGGGACAACTACCGCTTCGGGCTCAGGCTTGGCAAGAGCACCAAGACCGTGTGGACCAGCACGCTCAAGCCCACCCCGTTCGTGCGCAAGCTCCTGAAGATGCCACGCTCGCTGATCGTGCAGGGCTCCACGTACGAGAACCGGGCGAACCTCGCGCCCAACTTCTTCGAGAGCATCACCCAGTACGAGGGCACCGAGATCGGCAAGCAGGAGCTGTACGGCGACCTGCTCGATGCGAGTGACTCGGGGTTCATCAAGCGCAAGCAGTGGCAGCTGTGGCCGGCGAGCAAACCGTTGCCGCGCTTCCACTTCGTGGTGATGAGTCTGGACACCGCATTCACCGAGGCGACCTTCGACAAGAAGGAGCAGACAGGAGACCCGACCGGGTGCAGCGTGTGGGGCGTGTTCGAGCACGAGGGCAAGGCGAATGCCATGCTGCTTGATTGCTGGGAGGATTGGCTGGGCCTGCCGAAGCTCATGGCGAAGATCAAGCGCGAACGGAAGAATGCCTATGGCGCTGCGGATCTGGCGCTGCTCGATGTGGGCAAGCCGCTCTACGGGATGCCACTGTATGGCGCGACCAAAGGCACGGGGCGCGAGGTCGACATCATCCTGATCGAGGACAAGGGATCAGGCATCTCGCTGCGTCAGGTGCTCAGCGCCGAGGACATCATCACCGAGCCCTACAACCCGGGCAAAGCGGACAAGCTCTCACGCCTCCACACCGTCAGTCCGATGTTTGCGAGCAACAGGGTCTGGGCGGTCGAGTCCTCCATGAGGCCCGGGGAGTTCCGAGACTGGGCCGAACCCCTGATCCTTCAGGTGTGTACGTATGTGGGTGCCGGTAGCTTAGAGCATGACGATCTGTTAGATTCCGCGACGCAAGCTCTGAAGTACATCGCAGATCGGTTCATGGGCGCTTTCACCAAGCCGCCGCGAACTAAACAGCAATTACTCGATGACGCTATCGCGGCGCGCCCTGCGCCCATGATCAATCACTATGGCTAGGTGTGGGGGCACACATGGCTCGGGTGGCGGAAGAGATTGCTGCGGCCGTCGAAAGCCTGATCATCGATCAGGAAGGCCAACGTGTCGCTGCGCGTTGCGGAGAGTGCGTTCGATGGAGCATGTACGAGGGGATTGAAGTCGCGGTCAACGCGGTGCTCGCCGATCCATCCATCCGAGTTCCCATCCAGCCTGACCTGCTCGAAGCCGCCTGCGTTCGCCTCATCGAGCGCGCCCGCGCCGAGTGTCAGGGCAACGCTTAAATGCCCGCTCCCAATTCAGGACCGGGTCCGCTACCGGACGACGAGAACAAACCAGCCACTGAGCAAGGCTCGATCCAATCCGTAGGGGACCCGGGCTCTGATGTCGAGGACACGGCCGACGGTGGGGCGATCATCAAGATGGATGAGCCTACGCCCGCCCCTTCCGATCAGGGCAGCTTCTACGACAACCTTGTCGATGTCATCGATCCCACGCTGGTCAGCCAGCTCGGCCAGACCCTCGATGAGCTGATCCGCAAGGACAAGGAAGACCGCAAGGACCGGGACAAGAAGTACGCCGAGGGCATACAACGAACAGGGCTCGGGGACGACGCTCCGGGGGGAGCGACCTTTCAAGGCGCAAGCAAAGCCGTGCATCCGGTGCTCATCAAAGCCTCGATTGATTTCGAGGCACGCGCCATTGCAGAGCTGATGCCGCCCCCGGGCCCGGTCAAGGAGTACATCCCAACCCAAGATGTCACGCAGGCGATGGTGGACAAGGCCAAGCGCAAATCCGCGCACATGAACTGGCAGCTCACCAAACAGATGCCCGAGTTCAGGCCTGAGCTGGAGCAATGCCTTAGCCAAGTGTCCCTCGGTGGCTCGCAGTTCATGTACCTGAATTTCGACGAGAGCCGGCGGCGTCCGGTGGGTACGTATTGGCCTTCGGACGACGTGCTGATTCCGTACGGGGCGTCGTCGGCTCTCATGGCTGAGCGACTGACCATGGTCGAGCGCATCTCGCAACGCGTGTACGAGAAGCGCATCAAGACCAAGTACTACGTGGATTCGAGCAGCATCGAGAAGATCGACAGCGCACCCTCGATGCTCCCTGAGCAGACCGCACCGGCCAAGGCGGCCGAGAAGGTCGAGGGCGTCAAGCCCAGCGTCGAGAACAAGGATGGGCTTCGCGAGATCTGGCGGTGCTTCACCGAGCTTGAGATTCCCGATGACAAGAAGTCGGGCGGTGAGCTTGCGCCCTACACCATCGAGATGACGGAGGACGGGCATGGGGTCAAGCGCATCGTTCGGAACTGGGAAGAGAAGGATGATCTCAAGCTCGCGATGCCGTGGCTCATCGAGTTCCCCTTCCTGCCTTGGCGCGGGGCGCTTTCGATTGGTCTTGGTCACGCCATTGGGTCATTGTCGGGGGCCACAACTGGGGCGCTTCGCGCTCTCCTCGACAGCGCACACATCAACAATTTTCCTGCGCTCCTGAAATTAAAAGGCGCGAACTTCTCAGGCCAGACCAAGCAGATCGATGTGGGCATGGTCGCCGAGATCGAGGGTGGCATCAGCGGGATCAACGATGACATCCGCAAGCTGATGATGGCGATCCCGTACAACCCGACCTCCCCGGTGCTGCTGGAACTGATGGGGATCTGCGCGACAGAGGCTGAGAGTGTGGTGCAGACCACGCTCAAGAACCTGAGTGAGGCGGCCTCGAACACTTTGCCGGTGGGCACGACGCTGGCGCTGATTGAGCAAGGCATGAAGGTATTTGCCGGCGTGCACCAGCGTCTCCTGCACGCGATGACCCAGCTCCTGCTCGTGCTCCACCGCATCAACAAGATGTACGTCACGGACGAGGAGATCAAGGACGAGGCGGGCACGCTCCTCGCCATGCGCTCGGACTACAACGGGCCGATGGATGTGATCCCGGTCGCTGATCCCAACATCTTCTCCGACGCGCAGCGCTTTGCGCAGATGCAGATCGTCGCGGATCGTGCGGTCAGCAACCCGGATCTCTATGACCGTCGCAAGGTCGAGGAGATGATCCTTGAGCGCACACGCATCCCGGACGCCACATCGCTGCTTGTCCCTGCCCCCGGGCCGAAGGAGGACAACGCCGTTAATGAAAACGCTGCAATGGCGATGGGACAACCTGTCGGTGTGTTCCCTGAGCAAGATCACCTCGCACATCTTCAGGTCCTGCTTGACTTTGCCCAATCCCCGGTACTGGGACAGATGCCGAACCTCGCGCCGGTCTACCTGCCACTGGCCATAAAGCACGCCGGCGATCACATCGCCATGTGGTACGTGCAGGCCTTCTACCACGCGAGTTCTGCGGCCGCTGGACAGGACATCAGCAAGCTCATGGGCACCAAGAACCCCGAGGCGAATGCCGAGCTGGATAAGCTCCTCGCCACCCTCTCGCCCGCTGTCGTGAAGCAGGCGACTGCGAACTTCACCCAGATCGAGCAGATCATGGGCCAGCTGCAGCAGATCATGCAGAAGTACATGCCCCAGCAGCCCCCGCCCGATCCCTCCCTTGCCGTGGCCAATGTCGGAGCCGAGACCGCCAAGGCTGTCGCTGGGATCAAGAGCCAAGACACGCAGGCGACCAACGCGAGCCGCGAGAAGGTCGCGCAGCTCTCGATTGTGGGCAAGGGTCAGGCCGATCAGGCCGCGACCGCCGCGAAGGCCGCCGCCGATGCACGCATCCAAGCCCAGAAGGATGCCGCCGCAGGAGACCGGCTGCAGAAAGAGAATCTGGTCAAGGAAGACATCAACCAGCAGGACAACCAGACCGCGCTCACCATTGCCGCTGCGGAACTCGCAGGCGGGCACAAGTCAGGTGTGAGCACGGGCACGGGCATCAATCCTTGAGATCCACAGACTTCAAAGGAGTTTTGAACATGGCATCAGCGACTCGACAGCACTACAACTTGGCCACAGGCGGTGCGCTGCAGGCCACTGACAGCGCCGCGTGCACCACGCCCAAGTACGCCAAGGGTGGGCGAGTCCCGGCCGCGTACTTCACCGGCACGAATGCGGGTGGCAAGAGAGTGACCAGCACCGACAAGATCAATGCCCCGGGCACGAAGTTCTCGGCGCGCAATGCGCGCACCGGGCCACAGGCGGTGCAGACCAAGGGGGCGAAGAACATGGGCAATGTGCCCACGACCACGATGACCCAGAAGGGCTCTCAGGTCCCTGCGGGGTTCAAGCGCCACATCGCGAATAAGTTCTGATGGACGAGGCAAGATTCCTGATGAGGGTAGACCAGCTCAAGCTGCAGGTGAACGATGAGAACTGCACCAAGCCCGAGGGGCGCGATGCGTTCGCGTACGGGCATGTGGTGGGGATCTCGCACGGCATCCTCATGGCGCGGAACCTGTTCATCGAGATGATCAAGGAAGACCGGGAGATCGATACGTAATGCAGAAGACCACGACAGCCCTCGCTCAGATCGAGCCGCGCAAGTACACCGATGAGCAGGAGGCCGCATTCCTGCAGGCGTTCCCGCTCGTTGATCCGGGGCATCGCCCGTTTGGGTATCGCGTGCTGGTGCAGCTACGCACGCCCAAGCACCACAGCGATGGAGGGATCGCGCTGATTCCCGAAGCGAGAGAGACCGAGAAGTGGAACACGCAAGTGGCGCTCGTGATGGCGCTGGGTCCTGTGGCTTACAAGAATCGCGACACCTTGAGGCCTTGGCCCGAGGGCGATTGGTGCAAGCCGGGGATGTTCGTTCGGGTCCCGAAGTACGGGGCCGACAGTTGGGAAGTGCCGGTCGAGGGGCGTGATGACAAGGCACTGTTTGCGATGTTCAAGGATCTTGACATCGGCGGTGAGGTGACGTGTGACCCGATGAAGGTCATCGCGTTTTATGACTAACACATCGAGCTGTAAGGAGCACGATCATGGCTAAGGACGAAGAGGAGCTGGTCCCCGTCGAGGACGGGCAAGAGCAGGCCGGCGAGGTGATCGAGGAGCAACCCCCAGCAGGCGCGCAAGCGCAGGGCGGGGACGAGCGACTCGCACAGGACGATGAGGACGAGGGCGAGCAGGGAGGCCAAGTCGATGCGGCCACGGAAGCGATCCGGGCACGGCGTCGCGAGGAGCGGCGCGCCAAGAAGATCCGCGAGCACCAAGCCCGCGAGCGCACGCAGAAGGAACTGAACCTCCTTCGCGCACGCAACGAAACTCTGGAGCGCGAGCACAGCCAGCGCTTGGCGCAGCTTGAGCAGCGCACCTACCACACCGAGAGCAGCACGCTCGAAAACCAGCTCGGCCAGATCGAGCAGCAGATGCGGGTCGCTGATGATGTGATCGCTCAGGCGGTCACCAAGAACGATGGCGCATCGATGATCGAGGCGCAGCGCATCCGGGATGATCTGATCGCCAAGAAGCAGCAGCTCACATGGCAGAAGGGCCAGCTGGAGCAGGCCTCACGCCAAGCCCAAGAGCGCCCCGCACCACAGGCCCAGCCCCAAGCACCGCGTGTGGCCCCCGAGGTCACCGCGCACGCCAATGCGTGGAGGAGCGCGAACCCGTGGTACACCGGGGACAAGAAGGACCCGCTCAATGCCGCCACGATTGCCATCGATGACTCGCTCATCGATGAGGGGTATGACCCCTCGAACGAGGACTACTGGAGCGAACTGACCAAGCGGGTGAGCGATTTCCACAAGGGCGCACGCGCCGGCAACGGCAACGGCAACGGGCACGCACGCCCCAACTACGCCGCGCTTCCAGCGAATGGCCAGTCCAACGGAGGGCCACGCATGGCCAATGGCGCACGCGAAAGACAACTGAAGCCGGGTGAGGTGTACGTCTCGCCCGACCGCAAGCAGGCAATGATCGATGCGGGAGTCTGGGACGACCCCAAGCTCCGCACGAAATTCCTGAAGTCATACAAGCAGTGGGATGAAGAAGCCGCTGCACGTCCGCAATAACGAGTCGCTGAACCAAGGAGTGACTGACATGGGTAATCGGGATTCACGTTTGAGTCGGGAAGGAACACAGCGTACGGAGCGATCCACTCAGGATCGCGAGGTGTCGCAGGACCACGAACTCACGGATCAGGAGCGCCTCGATGCGCTCCGGCGTTCTTATTTTGCTCAGGCCCTGCCTGACCTTCCAAAGATACCGGGCTACCACACGATCTGGCTGACGACCACCAACTCCCGTGACCCGATCTCGGGACGCATCCGCCTCGGGTATGAACCCCTGAGTGCGGCTGACTTCCCGGGCTGGGAACATGCCGCCCTGAAGACGGGCGACTACATGGGGTTCATCGGCGTCAATGAGATGCTCGCCTTCAAGCTTCCCATGCGGCTGTACGAAATGTACATGCGCGAGGCGCATCACGATGCGCCCAATCGCGAAGAGGAAAAGCTGAACGCGACCATCGACACCATCGCGCAGGAGGCCGAGCGCCGCAAGGCCAAGGTGATCGTCGAGGAAGGGAGTCAGGAGCTTGGGCGTGGTCCTTTACGGCCGAAGTTCGAGGGCACGAGCCTCGAATAGGCCTCACGCACAAGAGGAGAATTTATGAGTAGCGTAGCAGGCCCGTTTGGCTTGCGTCCGATCCTGAAGGCCGGCGGCACCCCCGCTTCCCTTTCGGTGCAGGGCGTGATCGCAAGCGGTCAGACCCCTGCTATCGGTGAAGGCGATCCAGTGAAGATGGCGGCGGGCATTATCGTTCGCGCCAACGGACTGATCGGCACCGATACGGTGGGTATCCTCGGGAGCTTCATGGGATGTGAGTTCACCGATGCGAATGGCCGACGTCAGGAGTCCAATCAATGGCCTTCTGGTCAGGTGGCCACCAACATCGTGTGCTACTACACCGATGATCCCTTCATCACCTA